ATGGCCGTCAGGACGCAAAGATCGTGACTTTGGTTGGTACGCTGGTAAAGCGGTAACCGTCCACGCCCTTAATGACAATGTAGATGTCGCCCTGCTGTGGCGCCGCAATCCCCAGCGTCCACGTGTCGGTTGCGCCCGACAGCCCATCTTTGGCCGCCGAACCGGAACCGGACGTGATGAAGATGTTCTCTTCCAGCAAGCCCGTCACCGCACCATCAAACTTGATTTCGATGGCGTCGGTATCAGCAGACCCCGCCGCTCCGTTCTTTTGGGTCAGGGTGAAGGTTCTGTACGTCACATCACCGGACGCTTCGTAATAGGTCGGCTTGCCGTCTGACAACAGGTCGAAGTCCAGCCCGGATACATCGGTTGAAGCACCGCCAAAATGCCTTGACACATCGACAACGGCATCAAACACGAGCAACGCCCCGTCAGGGAACTTGACCGCCGCTGTGGTCGAACAATCGTTGCCCGTCTTGAGCGCCAATCCGGCCACATAATCGTTGCCGGGATCGCCCGTCTGACGTTTCCCTGCCAGACTGATGCTGAAACTCTTCCCGGTCATCAGCCGCCGGACCCAGCCTTTTTGTTCCATGGGCGACCAGTCAACGACCGTGCCGTCAATGGACACCTCGAATGTTTCCATTTCCTTGACAGGCATAAAGGCGTCCACCGACTGACTGTGCGGCGACACCTTTGCGTCTGCGATCAGGAACTCTAGATCAAATACAGGATAAACTGCCATATTCTTAATCCTTTCTCACGTAAATATCGAAGTCGACGACAGCCTCAAAGATGCCGTTTGCGTCTTTTCCGATGACAACGGGCAATAATCGCGCTTCAATCCAGCATGACTTGCCCCCTATTTGTTCTTGCGTGTGACACGCATTTAGCATTTCATAAACTTCCAGTGCCTTTTCTTCACACGGCGTGAAGGTCTTGCTCCAGTGAACCAGAAGCGTAATGGACTTAATGCCGTAAGACGCTGGCAACCCCACCGTTTTAGGCTGTAAAAGCCCATGCGGACGTGTGTAGACCCCGACCACCTTGTCGATGGTCTTGTCAATCGCACCCACGCCCCAGACCGGAATGTCCGGCATTTTGGCCTTTAACCATGTCAGAACGTCACTTGTCGTAATCACATCAACCACCCATCAGGCTTTTCAGCCTGTCCGCAAATGTGCTTGTTATAAAACCTGCCTTAGCGTGTCCGGCCATGTACGGATCAAACCAGCGACCCCCGGCAAACGGGTTCTTGTCTGTCCGGAAATTGTATTCCGGGTGATAATAAAGCCGTCTTGCGTATGGACCTGTGCTGATTAACCGGATGTGGCCGTCTCTGGCCGCTGAATAATCCGGATAGGTCAGCACGTTCTGTAAGGTTCCGGTGTCAAACGGCACGGTCTGTGACAGTACCAGATCGCTGTACAAGGCCGCCGCCGTCTGTTCCAGGGCTGTGACTTTCATGCCGGAGAACTTCTGTTCCCAGTCAGCACTCGGTCGAAACTCCACATTGAAGGAGATCATGCTAGTTCAATCCTTGTGTGATTGACAGAACCGTCCGGATTTCTTGGTCTCGAATATGACACAACATTCCGGACAACCCCATCAACCTCAACCTCGCCATTGTCGAACTGAACGCCGGGCAGGATGTCGCCGCCGATGTGTAAGACACCCGACAGCGCAATCCATTGCCCCTGACCGTCCTGAACTCGCTTGACTTTCTCCGACCAGTTGGCCTTGCCCGACCATGCCCCGACCTCAACCGGGCCGCCGTCTTCACCCAGACCGCCGTAAAGCGTGATGGTGACATCGACCCGATCCCAAAGACCCTTGAAGTAAGGCAATTTCATGCCGCTCATCGTAAACGCCTGTCCAGTAATCCGGTTGGAAGCAGAAACAGCATAGCCTTTTTTGACAGACCGTAATGGTCTGCGACCGCACCCTTGCCCGACCGGGATCCACCGCCCGACACCGAAACATCACCGATGGTATAGCCCCCGGCAATGTCCAGCATGTCGGACGCTTCCCCGAACTGGTATTGATGGTCGGCTTCTGCGCAATTTGCCAGTTTGATCTGGTTCTGCGTGAAGTCCGGCCAGCGTTCCAGCTCTCTTATCTGGTACCGGGTTGCCATGTCAATCGACTGTGCCGCCTTCTCCAAAGCCGCCGCTATTTCAGCGGCAGGAATGGCCGTACCCTTGTAGACCGCATTGTAGAAAGTCCCGTCAGCGTAAGCCATGCCCTGCCCCCGTTCTTATTTCTTGGCCGTCTTCTTGTCGGCCCGTTTCTCGATCAGCCCACGTAAGGCTTTCAGTTCCGCACGTGCCTTGTCCAGTTCGCCCTTGACTGATTCAAGTTCAAACCTTGCAAGTTCAAGCTCGGCTTTTGCCTGTTCAAGCTCAGCCTCCAGTTCCTCATACTTGGCATAAGGCACTGTCTTGCCGTGGCCGTGGTGTATGAGCTTGTCGCCTTCATAGATGTCAAACCCTAAAGCACGGTACTGCTTGACCTCTGCGCTTTCGATTTTCAGCACCTTATTGCCTTTTTGCGCTGTAAACATGTTTTATGCCCCCTTTGTTGTTAATCCGTCATGCCTTACGACCCGTAAATCTCGACAATCGTTGCCGCCGGGAATCTGTAACCGGTCAAGCCAGCGATGCCAACGCTCACCGTTCCGGATGTCGGAGATGAGAGAGCAAGCGTCCACTCTTTGGCTGAACCGCTCAAGGCACCCTTGGTTGCCGAGCCGGTGCCCGCCGTGATCGTGAAGTGAGAGGCTTGTAAGCCGGTCACATCCTTGTCAAAGGTGAATTTGATGCCGGTTGAAGGCGTTCCGCCAGATGCTCCGCCCTGTTGAACCGCCGACACGACCGCAACAATCGTTTCGGAGTAGATGTTGACAAGACCCGGAGTTGCCGGGAAAGCGTACCCGGCTAGGCCGCTTACCTTGATTCCAACGTTGCCCTCGACGGGATTGCTGATCGCAAGTGTCCAGACTTTACCGAATCCGCTCACTGTGCCCTTCGTGGCTGATCCTGACCCGCTAGAAAGCGTGATATGAGACGATTCAAGGCCTACCACGTCTTTATCGAACGTGATCTTGATGCCGGTTGAATTGACCGATCCGGATGTTCCGCCGACCTGCTCGATTGAAGAGATTCCGACCGTGACAGCGCCGGTGTCAACATTGATCTTCACACCGTCAAGCTTCTTCTCGATCAGGAACAAGTCCCCGTAGCGCCTGTTCTGATACAGCCAGCCGTCGCCGTTCGTGTGAGTGCCGGGCGCCCAAAGATAGATAGAATTGTGCTTATCAGCCGCAATGACCGATCTCGGATGAACAAGCATCATCTGAATCTGCAAAGCGTTTTGTGCCGGCTCAAAGCCATCTGTGAAGTCGTAAGCCGTTTTGAACCGATCTTTCGGAACGGACTTGATGGTCACATCGTCCAAGGAACGCACTGCACGGTTGATTCTTCCGTCGTTAGCACCGCCGACGATGATTGCGCGATAAATCTTCTCTGCGTTCTTAATCATCGTGTTAACGGTTGCCGTAACATAAAGAATACGCCCCGTTTCAGGAACGCCGGCATCGTCCATCTCTTCCATCCACCTGTCGAATACGATCAAAACATTTGCGTCCGTAAGAGGCGTGGTATCCGCCGTCTTTCCGAAAGTCGTTGTGTAATCGTAATAGATTTTGGAGAATCGGTATGCGTCCAGTTCCGGGATCGCTTGCTCTTCCTCGAACGTTTTAGTAACGTTAGCCGCCGACAGGACTTGGTTCGTCTCGTCAACGTCCATGGCGTCTACGAAGAACTCTACGTCTCGGTCATGGGATAGCGTCTTGACTTCCCAATCATTGGCAAGCGCCTGACGGTTGTACCCGCCCGATCTCGAATGTTCCTTGTACCCGCCTACCTCAAGTCTCGGAATCTTGATCGTCTTTGCGTCAACGAACTTTGCACCTTGCATCGTGAAGTCGCCGGAGACAAGCTCTCGTGAATATTTCTGCTCTAAGTCAGCCAGAAATTGTTCTGCATAGTTAATTGCCATTGTTAGTTATCCTTTCATTCTGTGTTGCCAAAGATTTTGGCTATTTGTTCAGACGTTCCCGGTTGTTGCTGATCAGATGCCCCGATCTTGAAACCGGGCTTGCCTTCCTCGTCTGCGCCGGACGATGCTTTGAATTCGGGTATCGTGCTGACCACCTGCTCCAATGCGGCAGAGATCGCCGCTTGATCCGGCTGACCTTGTTCGTCTAGTCCGATGGCAGACAAGTCCGCCAGCCTGATGACGTGTTCCACCCTGTCCGGCCTGATCTGCATGGACAGGGCCTGCATCATCGCTTCCGACCGGACGAGCCGTTGGTTGGCCTGTACCATGATCGCCTGTTTCTCCTTCTCCAAAGCGTCATATTGCGCTTGGAGTTGGGTCAGATCGTTTCGGGCGGCGGCTTTTGTTTCCGCCTGTCGTGCTTTGTAGGCTTCCAACGCCTGTTTCACTTCCTCCTCTGATAACCCTTGCTGTTTGAAGTAACTGGTCAGGGCACCCCGTGTCGCACGTTCTTCCCTCTCGGTCGCAATCCGTTCAGCTTCCGCCATGTCGATTTGTTCGATGTTCTTTCCGGCTTCAAGGTTGCCGTCACCTCCGACGTGTTCTGTGGTCGTCTCCTCGTTTGCGGTGTCGAGTACACCCTCTTGTTTGTCAAGCATGTTGGTTTCCTTTCCTGATCCGTTTTCTGCCCGTCGGCTCCGGCTTATAGCGCCGTACTCTGTGATTGCTCAAACTCTATTATAAACGCCTATATGCGGTTTCTTTAATCCAACAACTTCTCACGCTGTGGGTTTCGCCTTAACTGCGGTTGGTGCCGTAAATGCTCCCTCATGGCCGCTTGCCACGTTTTGACTTTTAAGGCCGCCTTTGCCTTTTCGTCCTTGTTGACCGACAATGCCTCCTGACGCTTCCACTCCCTGATCTTGCGCTCAATGTATCGCTGTTGTTGTTCGGCTTCATAATTGGATTTGGTCTGGTCGAAGTCCGACTTCTTTGGGATTTGTGTCACGCCAGGTATGTAGACCGTCAATGGGTGTCGGCAATTCGGTCCTTGGAAGTGTGACGGCGGTTTCATGGCTTCGGACAGCATAGGGTGCTTACCGTCCGGCTTGCCTTTGGA